GGTGTTTTTAAGTAATTTTTGACACCAGCAAGTTTTATAAGTGTCAAATAACTCCACATTGCACCTTGAATTTCAGCATCAAAAGGATCTGATTTTTGGAAAGTTCCAGAAGCTAAAAGATAATCTAAAGTATCTTTATCAATTGCCCAAGCTCCAGCACCAGTAATTGTATTTGATTTTAAAAGTTGCTGAATTTCACCTAAATTTTTCTGAGAAACTTGTAAACCTGGAACAAGTTGTGGTGCAAAATAATTATCTACAGTGCCTGCTGGGGCAATGAATTTGGAAGATCCAATAGCTGCGGCACGAACTCTATTTTCTTGTTGAAGAGGACTTTCTAATAAAGGTGGGAGTTCAAATCTTTCATTGGTCTCCTCTTCTAATGCTTCTTCTGCTGTTTGTCCGTTTTTAACTCTTTCTGTAACTTTTACATTGAGTGAAAGTAGATCAGTAATAAATTTAACGACTCTTTTTGGAATGCCAGTGATAAGATCTTTAATACTATTTGCCATTTCTCTAAATTTATCTTCAACCGATTTTTTTGTTCCTGGAACAAAAAAGTCAACACCACTTATTATCGTTTCATATACAATCCCCAATTGTTTAAATATACCAACAAAAAAGTTTTTTATATTATTCCAAAACTGTGTCAGTGAATTTAAAAAAGATTGTGCTTTTTTTATAAAAGTGGTTATGGCACTTTGTAAAGATGGCAATGCTTTAAGCATCCATCCAACCAAAGCAAATGAGAAGAATGTGACGACAGATGCAACAGGATTGCTACTTAAAATAGAAAATGCCCGTTCTGGATTTACAAGTGAAAGTTTTGGTACAGAAATACGAACACTTCTTTTCTTCTCTCTTTCCCTTTCAACTTCTGCTCTATTTTGTGTTTCTTTTAATTGCTGATCTTGTAATTTAATCTTTGTATCTACTTGTTTTCCAAGTCTCCTATTAGAAAGCAATGTTTTTCTAATAGCAATAACATTGCGTCTCATGTTTACGAGACCAACATTGATAGATGTGTATGTTTTATTATCTACTAACATTTGATTACGCCGAAGTTAATTCGTATGTTTTCATGGCTTCAAATATCCATGGATTAGTAAGATCGAAAGGACTAATCGACCCAAGTGCTGGAATTTCACCAGGATTTTCATCTATTGCAAACTGTTCTTCAATAATACTGTTATTTACATTAATTAAAAGTGCATCTTCTATCTTTTTATTAAATGAATCTAATTCTTTTTGGAATTTATCTGACATTCCACTAATAGATGATATAAGGGGAGAATTTATAATATCTCTTCCAATTTTACTAAGAGCAAACTCTAAAGGTCCTTGCTCAAAAATATCTGCAGATCCTAAAGTTTGTCTTGTTATTCCAGAGGATGTTAAACTTGCCTTAGCAGAAAGTGAAAGTTTATCATAAAGTGTTTGAGCTTTTGTTAAAAGATTCTCATAAACTTTTCTCTGATTTGCTACCTCTGTAGGAGATTTATTATCTTTGATAGCTGCATCTAAATCTCGTTTTGCTTTATATGCCTCTCCTACAGCTTGAGTGAAATCTGGTCTATATCTTGCATTTAAGATTGTCTCTCTTAAATTTTGGTCTTTTTTGAAAAATTCATTATTTTCTAATGATGTTCTTGTTATTAAAAAATTACCCTGTTTAGATAACTTTCCATTAATTTCTCTATAAAAGTCAACCGTCCCAGTATCGGACAGTAAATTTGGAAGTTGACTCGTGGGCACTAACTGATCAGAACTGACTCTAGTCATGTCAGTCATCTGACCACCAACATCTCTCAGTTCTCTAGAACTAGTTGAAGCAAGAGCTGCTTGTAATGCTCTCCTATCATTATCTTCAAGAATACTTCTTGTTCTTCTTTCTGCTTTTCTACCTGGATTGAGTTCATCAATAGCTCTATTAACACCCTCAAATGCTAAAGCACCCAATCCACCAATCAATAAAATTTTCCATGTAAGGGGATTCAATAATAAAGCAATAGATTTAACGGTAAGTGATATAACGGCACTCAACAATGTCATGATAATTGGAATACCAATCTTCACTGCCAATAAGACACCACCAGCAATTGCTATTGCTGTTGTTATTTTTTTAGCCCAAGTTTTTACTTGTTTTTCCCTTGTACTTTTATCCTGCTCAAACCATCTAGCAACACTCTTAGTAAACCACCCGACAAAAGTTAAAGTAAAAAATTTAATGAATCCCCCAGCTAAATTAAATATACTACTTATAATTTTTTTGGATGGTTGAATCAGTGCTTTACTAACAAATCCACCAATATTTTTTGCTGTTTCTGAGGCAGTTTCTGCGGTCTCCCTTCTTAAATTTTCTGCTTCAATATTTCTTTTTCTTTGTTGCTGTACCTTTGTTCTTGTCTCCATGGTATACTGCTGCTGCAGCATTTTATTAATAGAGATCAAGTTCAGGTTAATGGCATTAACCGTTTTAACAAGATTACCACTATCTCTAGCAGACATTACGCGGGTAGATCCACTAGAACTATTAGTTCTTTCCCCCATGAATGTGGATCTATTGATTGCCATTAAGATGCTCCGCTAGCCTTCTGCTTCTCGTTTTCTTCTTCAACGTATTGCTTAAGGAGGGTAACATAAATTTCCCTTTCCCAAGGAATCATATTTTCTAACTCCGTCAAGCTATATTTATGGTGTTGAATCAAGGCAAAATTTACTTTATAGTATGACTCAAGACTCTCATGAGCCATACCTAGCTGAAAAAATCTGCCAGTCCCTCAATAACTACATGAGATTCAATACCAGTATTTGGATTTTTAATCATAACAGTATGACTCAGTTTTGGCATTGTTGTGAAAAACTGTTCGATTTCTTTAAAAGGAGCAGATCCAAGACCTTCGACAAATTCAACCATTTCTTTATGAGAATGATCAGTCGATGCCCAAGATTCTTCTTCGTTGTAAACTTGCTCAATACATCTTGCAATTAATTCAAAAGAACCTTCAATCTGTTCAAGATTGGTAGAAAAATTATCTTGAACAAATTCATCAAATGATGGATATCTCATCTTCATAAAATATTCATCATTTAGTTTAATGATGTTGGTATGTTCTGGATTCTTTTGAACCTGAATAGCATTCAAAGCAATTTCAACTGGAACTTTAGTTTCACCATCATCTGGGCAAGTAAGAAGAACTTCTACTGTCTCACCAACAGATTTACCTCTAATGTTCAAAAACAAATATTCAATATCAAAAGAGGACAATTTTTCTACCTTAATCCCTCTAGTTAAAATACAGTTTGATAAAACTTGTTTGACTGCTCTAGAAATCTCCTCCATGTTCTCACTTTCCATAGCAATAACAAGGATTTTTTCTTCCTTGACTAGGAAAGGTCTATATCTAATTTTTCTTCCCGAAGATGGCAGAACAAGTTCGTAAGTGGGTGCTTCGATTTTTGGTAAAGGCATAATAAACTCAAATCGTAATTTTATTTAGTGCTATTATAACGACTTAAAATTGCCTTGAGGTATTCTAGTTCCACCTCTGGTTACAATTGTTCCATCAGTATTAGGGACTGTTGGTGCCCTTTCTGAAGCAACCCCACCATTTTTACCTGTTTGCTGTTTTTGAATTTCAGCTTTGATCAGTTGAGATCTTGCTTCTTCTACAGCACTTCTAAGGGAGATGGAAAGGGAATCCATTCTACCGAACACATATCTATCATATGCAAAGGTAACAGTTACCTCTAACATTCTAGATGGACCATAATCAACTGGAGTAGTAGCAACGTTCACTGGGAACGCATTCATAAAACTATACTCAATATTGTTGTCGTAATCTCTGTCAAACTTTAACAATCTAATCCTATCACACTTATATTGATCTGGATATCTCATCCTATAGTAATAGTTTACAGCTGTTGGAGATACATTATCTGCAGATTCAGATCCACTCACAATAAATTCTTGCCATAATTCAAAAAACTTTTGAACCTTATATTCATAGTCAACCATAAAAGTCATTGAAAAATCTTCAAACTGCCTTTTATAAGCAAATTTCTGTGTCATACCAGGATATTGATCCATCGCAGATTTGGTGAACAATCTTGTTCCTGGAATTGATGTTCTACTGCAATATTCACCAAGATCATTTGCAATAAATTCTTTATCTACACCCTTTCCTCTTAAATACGATGAAAGTCTAGAAAGATTCGGAGAACCAAATCCCAAAAACTCAACTTTATAGTGAGAGGTTTGTGCTACTCTCGCAAATTTAGAGAGCACATCACTTGTAGGAGTTGGATTTAATTTATCTCTCTGCAGGAACCTTGCCACAATAAATACCTCTGGGAATTGCTATCATATTATGTCTTATAGTGGCAGATATAAACCTACCAATATCAAAAAATATAAAGGAGACCATAGTAACATTATTTATCGCAGTTTATGGGAACGTAAGTTCATGGTTTACTGCGATCTTAACGAGAACATTTTAGAGTGGGGAAGTGAAGAACTAGTAATTCCCTATAAATCCCCTCTTGATAATAAGTGGCACAGATATTTCCCAGATTTCTTTATCAAATACCGTGACAGCAAGGGAAACATCAGAAGGTCAATCATTGAAATCAAACCTAAACGGTTCTGTGAGGCACCTAAGGTTCAATCAAGAAGAACCAAAAAGTATCTCTATGAAGTGACTGAGTATGCCAAGAATCAGGCAAAGTGGGAAGCAGCAAAAGAGTTCTGCGAAGATCGTCGTTATGAATTCAAAGTTCTAACAGAAGATGATCTGAAAGTATGAACAGAATTCAAGAATATCAAGATACCTTTATCGGTCTTGAAGAAAGTGATGATATCATGATTGCTCTCATGGAGGTCTTAGATAAAAAATCTTGGACACCTGAGGTTGGTAAGTACTATACTTACATTTACAACCCCAAAACCCCAAATATTGAATATGATGAATTTCCTTTGATTGCCTGCATGGAGATTACACCATGGGGATGGAGAGGGTTGAACTTCCACTGGGGAAAGATGAGAAACTACACCTTTGAAGAAGTTCAAAGTCAATTATACGAGATCTATTCTGAAGAAGTGGATAGTGCTCGTGCTCTTGGTTATGGCAAATTCAGAATAAATAGGTAAAAACAGCATGGCAGATCAGAAGAGTCCAACCAGAGAAGGACCAAAACTTTATAGGTATCCTCTGACTTTTTTGGATGCTCAAAGTGACTACATGAGATTTGATGTTGTCAAATATGTCCCACCAGGAATAGAATCAATTGGCACTAATACTATTATAAGTGCTCCTGGTAGTTCACAAGAATCAATTGGTAATGCTATTAACCAAAGAGGAAAGGAAGTATTACAAGCTAGCATGATGTTGCCCATGCCCTTGTCACTACAAGATCAGAAAAAAACTGCTTGGGAACGTGGTGATTTAGATTTCATAACTGCCTCTATTGGAAGTGCTGTCCAAGCATTGATGAAAAATCAAGAATCGGCAAGCACTCCCCTAGCACAACAGCTTTTAAATTTTGGATCTAATGCTGCTTCAGTTTTCGGGAGGGTAGGTCAAGAAATTGCAGGTTCGGCAGCTGGTATTGCAGACATTACATCAGAATACATTGCAAATATTCTGGTTAATATGACACCTGGATCTCTTGAGTTTAAAGATCAATTGTTGAGAAATAGAGGGATTGTCATTAACCCAAATGCTGAGTACTTGTTCAGAGGACCATCTCTGCGGTCTTTTACATTTGCGTATACATTTGTACCAAGAAATCAGAAAGAAGCAGAACAAGTGAGAATGATCGTAAGGACATTCAAACAAGTAATGTCACCTAAAGCAAATATTGCTGAAACTGGTGGCATGAGTAATGCAAATGCTTTGAAAAGAGGATTCTTAGGAAGTCCTGATGTATTCAGAATTCAATACATGAGAGGACCAAAAC